GGTTGAGATACTCTTAATCTTCCAAATGCATCAGTATTAGTTCCACCTATTGCAACATAAGATGGATTACTTGGACCTGAGTTTAAATTATCACAACTCATTAGCAGCCAAACCTCATGTTAAACCAAGTAAATCTTTGTAGATCTTGTTTTAATTCTTCTTGAAAAGAAAAATTTAATTGATCTTTTAATGTCTCTAAAGCTTGTAGAACTTGTCTTTGATTATCCGGCGAATACTCTGGACTTGGTTCTGGTATGTATGTTGTAATTTTTGCCATTATCTTCTTCCATCAGGTTGAATATCTACTCTAAATAATCCATATCTCCAGTTTTCATCTACAGATTCATTTTCAACTTTAATACTCATTAATCTATTTCTTGCTCTAGTATCTATCTTAGTTGTAGACGAAGTTACAGTGTAAGGTCCCAACATCTGACTGTTTTGTGTTTGAGATGGATAATTTCTTAATAACAATGTTACTTTAGCATTTCCTGTAAGTATCTTAAAGTCAGGTATAAATCTATTTATCTTCATTAAATACTGACCATCTCCTTCCACATCTAATTCAAAGTCTCCTGATTCAATGTATGCAGGAATAGCTGTCTTAACTCCAGCATAACTTACTTCATTAACACCCACCTCATGTTCATAATATGTACATGCTCCATATGTATTAGTTACACCATTAATTGTTGGGAAATTTGGTGTAGCAGTTGAATCCCATTTTGTAGCGTATGGTTTATCATATGTTTGAGCATCTGAATAAGTTGTTCTAGTTAAAGACATTGTAGTCCAAGTATTTTCAACGAAGTTATAAACTACTGATGCATTAACTGCTGATGAGTTATTAGTTGGATAAAACCAAACTACTTCATTATATAAACTATTGTGAGATCCATAGACAATGTCTGCGGCATTGTAATTTATGCCTGGATTATCTCCACCAGTTGTAAATACATAATCCTCAACTAGTGATGGTAATTGTTTAACTGTACCATCATAGACAAAGAATCCACCACCAAATCCCATCCAGAAGATTGCACCTTGTGCAAAGACTATTGAATGCTGGCCAATACATCCGCAGTTTGTACCAACCTGTCTAATTGAAAAGACAAATGGTGGTCCAACAAATTGCATAACATAAGCTGCTTGATCTGTTAAAATAAATATATAATCTTTACCTTGTACAGCTCCTACAATGTAATTTCCTGTATCTAGTCTAAAGGTACCTGCAGTATTTGTTGCAGTTGGAAACCATGTGTTATAATCTTCTTGATTTGAAAATCTTATAAACATTGGATCTTGTGTAGAAGGTGTTCCAATTGTTGTTTCAGTTCCAAGTAAAATTAAATGTCTATCTCTATCAGATACAATTGAACAAACTGATTTAGTTGGAGCCCCTGCTATTACAGTTGCTCTTGTAGTTAAAGCACCAGATGCAGCTGGATTCCAAGAATAAGTTTTTCCATCTTTAATAGTTGCAATTAATATTTGTCCAAAGTTATCAAATGACCAATTTGCTGGTGATAGTACAACAGTTGGAGATGATGATGCTTCACCCCATGCAACTGTACCATAAGTAGATGTTCCCCATCCATAACCGTAAGTTTGATTAACAGGTCCCACAAATACATAAGGAGTTGTAGTTAATGTTCCTCCTGCTGTAACTCCAGTGCCTGTTTCAGTGACTGGCATTGTAATTCTAAATGTTCCAGATGTTGGAACGGCTATTACTTCAAAAGTATTTGTTGTAAAATTAGCTGACGTAAAACTTGTAGTAGGTGCTCCTGGTGTTGTAACGCTTGTAAATATAATATAATCACCAACTGATAACCCATGACCTGCTTTGTTAATTGTAACAGTTCTAGACCCTGTTGTTGATGTATAAGTACATCCCGTTATAGCTGTGCCAAGTGGTGTAATATCATAAAATGCACCTTCAAAATAAATAGCTAGTATTTTATTAGTACCAATTGCTGCGTATTTATTTCCACTTAAATCTGTCCATGTGTGCTGGGCTCTTGCAACACCTGCTAATGTTTCAGGTGATAATTGTTGCCAACCACCTATTTTCTCAGGGTATCCATAACGAAAACGAATAAAATCACCATCAATCCACTGACCTTCTGCGGCAGTTGAGGTATCTTGTTTATTAAATCCAGCTTTTATAGGTATCTTTTTTAAAGGCATAAGGGTTCTTATACCTTATATCTATATATTTAACAATAAAGAGTTATTTACTATAGTCTTTATAGAAATCAAAGTTGTTTAAGTCTATAGAAGTTTTCATTTTATATGAGTATTTATGATATTCTTCTAATGGCACATTAGAATTATCTTGAGCCATTACTTTATAAAAATTTTGTTTTATTTCTTTACCCCACATACCGCTTTGCATATGTTTAGTTTTAAATTCTTTTTTATAAGATAATGGTTCATGATTAAAATATTTATAAGGAAGTATATAGATAGCATATTTATTCTGTTTTACACAATCAGACAACATTAATGGACCCGATATAAATCTTACTAGATTGTCATTTTCATCAGCTTCCTTTTTAAAAAAGGTATTTAAGTTTGGTTTTAATTTAATTGTTTTTGTTCTATGTAAAGTTAATTCATAACAATCCATCCAAAATGGGTGATTAGGAACAGAGGCCATTAAAGAGTTTTGAACTAGTTCATCGCCAATTGATTCTACTAAAAGGATATCTCCTTTTAATTCATCATAAAAATTATCATAACAATAGACATCCATATCAATATAAATTCCACCATAATAATGAAGTAATAGATATCTAACACAATCTAATTGAAATATATGACTTGTAAAATTTTTATACTCTTCATAAATTTGAGGATATTTTTCTTTAACAAAATTATCTAAACTATTATCATCCCAAAATTTATATTCAAAATCTTTAAAATGTTTTAAAGTAGATTGTTGACAATGTTTCCAGATGGGGTGCCATTCATCTTTATTAGCATAAGCTGTCTGATGTATTATTTTAGGAATCACTTTCCTTCTACTTTAATATCTGTAGAAGATTGTTTGTTTAAAGTATTTTCATTAAATTTAATGTTCCAATCTATGACCATTTTCATTAAAGCATTTCCAAAATGTCTTAGAGCTTCATCTGTTAAATGAAGTTTTCCTTTTTTTAATAAAATGAGTCTTTCTTTCCAAGAAAACTCAATATCACAAGATCCGTTATCGTATTGTTTAAATTTCATTATAAAAATACCTTGTTTGTTTCATTTTTTATATCTTCCCAAGATTTAACATTTTGCATGTTGAAAGCAATACTTATTCTTTCTAAATTGTTTTCTATTTTTTTAACAGAATGTTGAAGTAAAGGATTAAATAAAACAAATTTTCCAATTTCTTCACTTATTAATGTATCATATTCTCTAAAATAAGTACCTGGTCCACCCTCTGTTAAATATAAAATACCACAAAACCCACTAGTTCCACGATGATCGTGTTCTTTCACCTCCTCATTAACTCCACATAAATTACCCCAAGCATCCTTGATATAAAAATTGTTTTCACGGTTTATGACTTTAATTTCTTCCTTTATTAAACTCAAAAAATTATGAAAATCTTTATTATTAACCAAAGAATCCCAACCCGTAAATTTACCTGTAACACTTGTTTTATGACTTAATTTTTTATCTTCATTATTTTTAATAAATTCTATTAAATTATTAATAGTTTTTTGATCATAAATCTTTCCAGTTAAAATATATGTTTCAATACTTATATCTTTTACCATTAAATTAAAATTCATTTTTGTTTTTCTGTCCCGTATATAGTTCTTTTATCTTTAAACCATTCTTTGTTAATTCCATTCTTATCAACGTAATGTAAAAATGTCTGAGCATGCCAATCTCCTTTAAATTCTTCTCTCCAGTGCTCTATTTCGCAACCTAAATATATTGCAGCATCCCCAGGTTGCATATTTATTTCAGTCCCTTCCATAAATATTGGCCATTTAGTTCCGTCTGATCCAATCATAACTGTTACACTAACTTCACAAGAAGGTCTATCTTTGTGTTTTTTTAAATCAGCAAACATTGTGTACATTCTCCAAAATGCATAAGTAGGTAATAATTCTAACCCCGTTTCTTTTTGCATAATCTCTAACTTATTGACCATTAAAGACTCCATTAAAGGATCCCCGTAAAAATAAGTATCATTATTATTACTCTGGACGCTATCAAAAGAATTAAAATTAACTCTGTGTTTTATTCTACAATAATCTGTAAGTAATTTAATCTCTTCTTGTGTTAAGAAATTTTTAACTAATTTATATTTAAAGTCTTTAATTGTTTTCATTTTATAATGCCCATGCTACTACTGAATACCTTGTTCCTTTAGTAACTGATTTTACTGTGTGGGGATACATAAAACAACTTGGCCAAATAATCATTCTATTTGGTTTAACCTCTACCTGCCATTCATCAGATTTATCAGGGTTTCTAAAACATAAATTTCCCCCTTCATAATCATTGTTTAACAATAAAATACAACTAAGGGTTCTTGGAGCTTGTGCAAAATGATCGGTGTGCCAATTATAAAAACCAGTATTTTCATATTTTAAAACTGTAATGTCGTTTATCATCTGATAGTTTAAATGATCAATATTTAAATCTTTAATATATCTTTTTATATTTATATCAAATTGATTTGCTAAAAAATTAAACCAATGAACATTAGTTAAACTATTTTCTAAATTAGAAAGTCTTAAAGTCCATGTTCTTCTGACGTTAAAATCAACAGTAGGGCCAGAATCAACAGAGCCTCCGATAGATGCTTTTTGAAAAGCAGGTGAAGAAGAAGAAAATTTTATTAAACTAGAAATATTTTCCCAAGGTAGAACTTCATCATAAATTTTGACTAAATTTTTTATTTCCATAATTTCTTACTCCAATACTTATCTTTATACACATTTAATAATTTTAGTCCATAAAAAAGTCTAGAAGTTTGTACTTCTTTTTGTTTTCTTGGTTTTTTTAACATTTTCCATGACTCTCTTTTAAATGGAATTATTTGAACATAAGGAGTTCCTTTTTTAATTATTGTTTCTAAAAGAGGGTATTTGTCTCCATTTAAAACAATTGGGAAATTTATTTCATTTGGAAAAGTGTCTGTATCAACAATTCCTGGTATTATTGAAAACCTATCATCAGAGTTATTTAATGGTGGTACAAATAAACAGGAATACCCTTTTGGAGTTTTAATTTTCCAAGGATTTGAAATTTTATAAAAAGGTAAATTTTTATTTTTTTGAACTAAAGGCGATCCTTTTAATTGTTTAGTTACATGAACATCAATACCTGAATTTAAATTTATATATCTATCTCTTAATATTCTTGACTGATCATGAAGCCCAAATGTTTGAAAAGAATCATTAAGTATTTCCCCTGTTTCTGTTTTATGCTCTACATTATGGTTGACATGAAAATCTTGTGGTATTTTTAATATATAACCAGAAGTTAAAGAATCTAAAAAAGGCATACAACCTTTTACTGTCTTATTTTCTAAAGTATGTTCTAATTTTTTATACCATTCAGGTATGTTTAATTTTGTAGGTATAGGATAATCTTCGTTTAATGCAAAATAATCTTCATGAGCACTAAACTCTATTTCTTTATCAAACATGCTAATTTAATAGCATCTTTTAAGGTATTTGTAAGGTATTTAATGAAAGTTGTCCCAAATCATTAAAATATTGTGGCAATGATTTAGTTAAAGGATATGTAATTGTATCTAAATTTAAATTATTTAACTGGTTATAATAATTATTCCAAAGTGTATACGAAGGATGTGTTTTATTGTTATTTAAAAAACTTAATACTTGTTTTTTAGTTTCTTCAACATAATTTGTTAAAGGAATTTTATCCGCAAAATTGTTTATTGATTCTTCATAATAAATAGTATTATTTAAATAATAACTAACCGTTTTATTGTTAAGTTTTACTGCATTAAAATTATCTTGAGAATCTTCAATTATTTTATAATCAGATTTAATAATGTTTAAATTATTTAAATCAAATTCGTTTTCTGCAATTCTATAAAGAACACCTGATAAATTTTCAGAATTTTTAATAAATACAAAATAAGCCATTTTTAAGTACCTGTATTTTCAAATATAACCAAAATACCCGCTGTACCAGCATTTCCAAAAGTTCCTGATGAGACCATTGGGGGATCTTGAGGATTAGGACTAGGATTTGCTCCAGCACCACCAGCACCAAAACTAGCACCTACAATAAAACCTCTAGTTGGATAAGTAAGAGATGCACCAGGTTGATTCCCAGCTGTACCCGTTGGGCTTGGACCAGGACCAGATCCGCTTCCAGCATTTACTGTTCCAACGTTTGTAAAATTAGTAGCTCCACCTGCATTACCAGAATTAAACATGGGAGATCCGGGTCCACCGGCACCAACTGAAAAAGGTTGTGAAAAAGGTTGTGTTATAGGTTTATTATAAAATCCAAACCCACCTCCACCTCCTGATGAGCTTGATGACCCACCAGGAGCAGCGCCTGATCCACCTCCACCTGCATACATGTAGACACCTATTCTATTTGCAGAAGGTGTCGCAGTATAAGTTCCTGATGTTGGTCCTACCGCATATAATGTTGGAATTCCCATTCCAGCGCCCGCTGAACCAGAAGACGCAGCAGTGATACGACCGTCAGCATCGACTGTAATAGTTGCTGCTGTGTAAGTTGCAGGAGTAACTGCAGTTGCAATTAATTGGTTTGCTCCAACTGAGTTTGCTGCAAGTTTAGATTGTGTAATTGTTGATTGAGTAATTTTAATAGCTGTAACAGCATTAGTTTGAAGTTGATTTGTTCCAACTGAATTAGCTGCAAGTTTAGCTTGTGTAATAGTTGAATTTGTAATTTGAGCTGCAACAATTGATCCTGATAATGTAGAAAGATCTGTTACTCTAATGTCTGTTCCATCAGCGTATAAAATTTTAATTCCTTTATCAGTTGTAGTCCAAGTTTGCCCTGTTCCAGTTGATGCATATTTAAATGTAACTGTAAACGCACCTGTTGTTCCATTAGATACTATCCAAGTTTTATCAATTCCATTTGGAACTGTTACGATTTGATTTCCTGTAATTGTTCCAGATAATTTAATAACTGCATTTCTTGCATTTGCTAATGCATTCTGTGTCATTACAAGAGCTGTTGTTTGAGCTCCACCTGCAATAGAAATATCTTGGTATCCTGCGATTGCTTGTTGAATAACTACTAAGTTTGTATTTGTAATTGCTCCCCATGTACCAGCGTTTTCGCCAGTTGCCATTAATTGTATTGCTAGATCTGTAGTATATGTAGATGCCATATCTTAAATTCCTTTGTTTTTACTCTTATTAAAATATTTATCAGTTTTTGTCAATTAATACAACCCCTATATTTATGCTGCTACTTCTGTCCAATTTATAGATTGTCCAGTATTTACAGGAGCCCAAGCGCTTACATATAACTGACCAGTTGTTCCTGTCAAGCCAAATCCAGTTACACTTACATCAACATCTAGTTTAGTAACAACTGAATTTAAAGCTAGGGTTAAACTTTGACCTGTGACATCAACAGGGGTATTTAAATCAATAGATACAGAATTTAGTGATGTTGATAATAATTCACCTGTTACAAGGACTGCAGAAGCTATATCTATAACAACATCTCCTTGAAGGGTTAGTCCTAATTCTTGACCAGTTACGTTAGCATCTGGACCTGGATCTACTGTACCAAGAGTTGTAATAAGTGGATTTTCAAATACTGGAACTTGAACGGATCCTCCTGCAGAAACACCAATATTACTTTCAAGAACATGAATTAATTCTTCACCAGTTAAAGTAACATTTGAATCCCCTGTAATAGATACAGAATTTAAAGATGTATTTAATAATTCCCCTGTAACATTTACAGGAGTTATTACATCAACAGTTGCACTTCCTTCAAATAAACTAAGACCAATGCTTTCGCCCCAAGCACCACTTCCCCAACTACTTGTTCCCCATGTTGTAGGTGTTCCAGGAGCAGTTACTTGTACAAATATAGTTTCAAAAGCAGTAACACTATCTAAAGTTAAATTTGCTAAATTAGTTGTAGGAACTGCACTTCCATCAATTGTAAAAGAAATAGAATTTGCATTATAACTTAAAAGTAATTGTGTTTCTTCAGATGCAGGGACTTGAACAGAACCTCCTGCAGAGATTCCAACATTACTTTCAAGAACATTAATTAATTGTTCACCTGTTAATAAAACAGTGACATCATTTTGTCCACCAAAGGTTCCTGCACTCCAACTTAATGCACCCCAAGCTGTATTGGCCATGCCAGAGTACTCCTATTAAGAGATTCTGATAATAGCGGCTGTACTTGTAAAAGCTGGGAATTGAATAGTGAATGTTCCTGCTGTAGCTGTCTTATCAGTTACAAAGTTTAATACTGCAACTGCAGCATTGCTAAACGATGTATTATATATCAATGCACCTCTTGCAGTTAATGTAACGTTCTGAAAAGATAAATCAGCAAAGTCTGTGAAAGCAGTTGTTGATACAACCGATGTTCCAGAATTTACTAATGCTTTTCCACCCGCTGTATAATTAGTTCCAGAAGAACTAACTTGTCCATTAGTTGTATAAGAAGTTGTTGCTGCACCTAGTGTCGCAGTTGATACATAAAGAGCTAACTTAAACTTATCACCACCAGCACCTAAAGTTTTAAAATCTTGAGATGCATCCAATAGTTGTTTTTTAAAACTATTTGGTAACGCTTGTGTAATAGGCATATTTTGTTTCTCCTTATTGTGTTTTACGAACTATACGAGGTTCTCCATCTAGATACTCATCAGTTCGTCTTCTTCCCATTTGTTCTAATGAGAATCCTTCGATAGCTTGCTTATACCTATTTTCATAATATTGCAACATATCTTGTGGACCCTTTAAGAACCCATATGCCTCTACTAGGCAAGCATACAATAAGCCATTGGGAAATTGCTGACTCAAGTATGTGTTAGCAGTTGTAGCCGATAATCCAGTTGGTTTCAAGATATAATTTGCTTGAATTGTATAAGCTTGATCTGGAGTAGGTGCTACTATTACTGTATTTTCATCCCAGTTAGCATAATATTTAGGTCTTCCTGTAGTATTTTCTTGATTATATTCATTAATAAAAGTCATATCTCTAACATCTAAAAAACCTATATCACCATTGGTATCAAATACTTGCAAAGATCTAATGATTAAACAATTATCAGGAACTGTAAAATATTTTTGAGTTATTATAATACTTGAAGTTGCATATTTTCTATTATTATCAGAATCTACATCTCTTAAAATTCTAAATTCAGCATCTTGAATAAATCCATCAATAATAGTTGCAGTTAAAACATTAGAATCTACTTCTGTGTAATTTCTT